GAGCAGGGCAAGTAAAAGAAGCAGCAAACTTAGTAGGATAATTAGGATACATCTCAGTATTAGCTTCTTGATATGTATATTCAAAACCTGCATCCGCTCCAGCAACACGAGCCATTTCTTTAATCTGTTCAGCATTACCAAAACCAGGGAAACCCTTGCTAGTAACGTTTACAGTAACTTCATCTAAAGAATCTGTAAGAAGAATTGTATAATCAACTCCTTCTTCAAGAGCAGTGAACTTAACATCTGCGGTAGCAGCTTTAACTTCAACTCCAGCATTAAGAGCATTTTGTTCAAATGCTTTTGCAATAGCTTTAGCTAAATCATTAGCTGTACCACTTGCATTTTCAAATACAAAGCTACAAGTCCATTTATTACGTTCATTAAACTGAACACCTTTCTTTACAAGAACAACTGTGTACAGATGACCATAAACAGGAGCAGGGCAAGTAAAAGAAGCAGCAAACTTAGTAGGAGCTTGCGGAGAGCTTTTTACAAAACTAAAGTTATGTTTATGAATAGGAAGAGTGATATTACCACCATCTTCAGCACTTCGTCCAAGAACGAGAAGAGCTTCGCCCTTAACTCCTTTTCCGTCAGCTGTATAAGTGAGAACACCATCCTTCATATAATAAACACCAAATTTACCAGGAGCCATCTTACTAATATCTCCAGCTTCGGGAGCAACGGCTTGACCAGCGAGAAGAAAATTACGCATAGGTATTTATTTTTAATTAGTAGTATTGTTGGTGCTATGAATACTTTCTCTAAACAATTTAGCAGCCAATCTAACAATAGTAGGATGTGTATAAGTAGGAAGATTGCAATCTATTTTAGGTTTATCCTCGCCATAGCCAAGACAAACTTTTGCAGGTTCTTCAAAATACTTAATCACAAGATTAGAAACTTTGTTAGTATTTTTATCAGCATAAATGTTTAGATAATTCTTACCATTAACATCAGCATAAACAGAACAAATAGGATAATCAAAAGATGCACCATTACAATAGTCATTTAGAGTATTCTCTAGTTCATCTGGTTCAATAATCCTACAATCATAATACTTATTTCTACCATAACTAATAGAAAAAGCTGTATAAAACATCACATTCTGTGCAAGAAGCGGAACATTAAGATAAGGCTTTAATGGCTGTTCACCACTAGGCTTCTCAATAACCACATTAATAGTCTTATACAAAGTTCGTAGAGCATTGAGAGAACTAATAGGCTGGTCACTAGATTTAGAATTTACGTAACCACGAGAAGTTCTAACACGACCACCGCTATTGCTATTTTCTCTGATAACTACTTGTTGAACATATTGTCCGATAGCATCATTTATAAAAATATCAATAGATTCAGGAAGAATAGCACGAACATTTTGCATACCAACTTGCTGTGCATACACCCTAAATGTTTGGTGCATCTCTTTAATATCCATATTAGATTAGTTTAAGTTTAGTTTGGTAAGCATGAACTTTAGCACTATTAGCAGGATTCTTAAACCAAACAACAGCTTCGTTCATATTAGCACCAACAAATTCACCACTAGTTGTAGTAATGTTTTGATTGTATTGAGAACGTACTAAATCACCTCGTGAGATTAACATCTCAATAGTACTAATCGTGTACAAGTTTTTATTGCTACAAATCTTATTGAACTTCACAGGTTCTTCTGTACTAAATCTATCAAGTTTATTTTCTTGGTCAATGGTAGATTCAGAAAGAGAAGCAACAATAGGAAGACCATTAAGAGCACAATACTGAACATATACAGCTTGGAAGAACGCAGGCTCTGCAATACATTTAACGAAATAACTCTTAGCAGTAGTAATAGCGTTACGTTGAGAACGACGTTTTTCTTCTTCCTTCGCATCGTCTTGAAAATAGAAACGAATGTTAGCATCCGTATTAACTAGCGCAATATCTTTAGCAATATCTCTGTATAACATACAGTGACGATACATAAGATAATCATCAACGTTAATAGGATAACCAAGCTCACATTTACTAGATTCAAGAGCATTAAGTTGAGTAATACGCTCATTAAGAGCTTCACGCAACTTTTTAATGTTAGTTTTATCCGCCTTTTGGTAACGAGTTTCAATTCGATTTTCTTCCTTGCGAATATACTTGTAACTAGAGTACTTATAATAATGAAATGAGGTATTAAATGTTTTACCTAATTCATCTACACGAATACGAATGTTGTTAAGATATTGCTTAACACGAGTAATAAATGTTTCGTTATTAGGAGCAACACCAACAATGTTAGGGAAATAAGTTTCAATCTCTTTCTTATTAGCAGAAAGAATACGAGAAGACGAAACAGAACTACCAATATAATCTACTCGCTTTTGAAGAACTTTATCATTAACTTTACGATAAAGAGAATAATTCTTAACGAGCTTAACAGTTACTGAACTGATGTCTGTATATTCTTCATCATCTTTAATATCAGAAGATTCATCAACTGGATTAGCAACATCATTGTCCCCCTCTACGGGCAAGCTAACATCGCTAGTTTCTACTTTTTCGTCACTAGCGACATTAACTTCTTCATTCTGTTTATCAGTACTAGGAATTTTGCCAAAAGCAAAGTTATTTTCTTTGTCAGAATTAGCCATAAGATTTATTGTGATTTAGTAATAATTCAATTAGAGAGAACAGCTCAACAAGAACATCTTAGATGACTTATTAACCTGAAGACCAAGAGAAGATTTAATTTGATAGCTACTCATATCTACCTCAGTAGAAATATAATTACTATCAGAAACACCCCAAGAAGCAGGAATATCGCTCATACCCTTGAACACCTTAGCCTTATAAATTTGACCTTCTTGACGAACCATACGAACATTACGTTCTCCGTTATAAGTAGAGAAGTCAATAAATGCAGCTTGGTGAGAAGTAATAGGAAGACCAGTACGAGGATGCAAATAACCATTCTGTTTAGCTGCCTCGGCAATAGTACTCTTATCGAAGAAAGAGCAGTGCTTAACAGTAATAGTATGACCATCAACAGTCTTATACTTATTAAAGTATGCGCCATATTCAAGACTACGATTAGCACCTTGAATTTCCTTATCACCAAGAGGAGTTAAGAAGCCATTGTTCTTAGCATCTTCCTTAATACTGCGGTCAAAGTCTTCGATAAATCCTTTACCAGCAAACAGAACAATTTCCATATTGCCGTTATCAGTATCATCATCAAGAACATCACCAACAGTACGTTCGAGTTTACTAAGAGGAAGTGTTTCTCCGTAAGTATCGTAGTTAGCTTCACGACAAATCTCTAACATACCACTAGTATGAGGAATTGGTTTATCGTTATCTCGGTCTTTAAGAAGAATCTCGCCATTAGTATTGCGGTTATACTCAGCAATCCACAAGCGTTCCTCATTCATTACACGCATGTGTACGTGGAATTGACGCATTTCTTCATTAATCCAAAGACGAGATTTTTCACCCTTACTATTAGCAAATTCATACTCAGTAACAACATTGGCAAGATTACCAGCAATTTCCTTAGAATAACGCTGGAACTCCAACTGAGAAGTCATCTTACCAGGACCCATAGTATTACTACGATTTCCCTTAGAATAACTCTCACTAACAGTAGGAGCAGACATAGACCAATACTTACCCTTTTCAAGGAAGCTAGGGTCTACATAAGCATTAGGATTAGGATTAGTAAGACGAAGAAGATAAGCATATCCGTAAGGAGATTCACCTAAATCCTTCTGAATACGAACAGTAGTCTTACCATCAGGAGCAACAAGACCATGTTGTTCAATAAACCAATGAGTAGAGAAGTGAACTTCAAACTCAGTACCACCAATACCAGGTGTAGCATTAGCAGTATTAAAGTAAGTAACAAAATCAGTGAATTTAAGACGACCCATAGTCTTCCAAGTCCACTGCGTAGTTTTAATATCTACAACTCCAGTTTTACCCTGACCTTCAGTCATAAAAGAAAGAGGAAAACGGTCAGAATCCATACCGAAGTTATAAGTAAGAAAAGTATTGATTTCAACAGGTTTAGTAAGATTAAGCGCAGAAATACTCTCTTCATTTGAATATCCGCGGTCATCATATTTGCCCTGCGAAAGCACGTGCATTTTATACATAATAGTAATTGTTTTTTTATAAACCGAAATCTATATCTTTAGCATTTTTGTTACCACTTGGTTTAATCACTTTTACGTTACCCTTTTTCTTAGTGCTAGCGGTCAAACGAAGACGTTTAACATCTGCTTTATTTGCAGCCATAGCAACAAGGCTAGAATAAGAACCACCAGTAAATGTAAGATAAGCTCTAAGAAGTTGGTCTTGAAGTTGGGCATTTTCGTCCATCTTTTCAAGGTCACGTTCATACATAGATTTACCTTCTGCATCTACTTGATAAAGGTAATTGAAGAAATCGTTACGAGTAACAGCTTGCTTACGTCCATCTCTATTAATTGTAATAGTATCAGGAATATCATAACCGGCTAGCTTACCACTATTAACAACACTATTAACAGTACGCCAATAATTTACAAGGTATTCTTGTTGCTGTTGTTCTACACGTTCAGCTTCCGCTTCAAGTTGTTTCTTATAAGTAGCATCTCTATCTTGAAGATTCTTCAACTCATTACGAGCTTCTTCTTCGAGAAGACCACCGCTTTTAAGATACTGAATGTAGTTATCAACGCTACCTCCGCGATTAAGTTCTGCCCATGCTTGACGAATAATAGCTTCTTGTTGTTGTTCATTACCCGAAATAACCTCAATACCAGAACGGTCTGGAACTTGATTATAACCTTCTAGTGAATTACCATTTGCAACATAATAGTTAATAATATCTTCAACAAACGGGAACTTCGTGTAGAGAGTGTTAAGAGCAGTATCGTAATTATCCTCAGCCGCAGCGTTGATAACACCACTTACATAACCCTTAATACCATCAATGGTATTTTCAAACTCAACAGGTTGTCCGTTTTCATCAGTAAGTTCTACACCAATAGCTTTACGTACATTAGCAATACTAATCTCATTTTCATCTACATCGTCATCAACGTTGTTAAATGACTTAAGATACTCATCAACATCTTTCTTCTCCTTAAAGATATTATTATCTTTATCAAGAAGATTTCCATTAGCATCGACAGTGTAATCTACACCATCAATAGAAACAATAGTTCCTTCTTCAAGTGTAGAACTGTCACCCTCTTGACCATTATCATTACCATTACCATCAGGATTATCATTATCATCAGGATTAGGATTTTGAGGATTATCTCCTCCTTGGTCATTGTCAGAAGGATTGGTTTTTGGGTCTTTAGGGGTATCACCTAAATCGGTAACATTGTCTTTGTCTTGGAGATTACCACCTGCGGCAGTATTATTATCTCCATCTAAACCGAAATCAAAGTCCATATTTTTATTATTTAATGATTAAACCTTTAAGACAAAACTACATCTATTATTCCGTTGCTATCAATAATACCTACTATAATAACAATTACTATATTATACTTGATATATGCCTAATCGAAATCATTTAGCGAAGTATCTTGCCCGTAGA